CCATCTTCATATACAATCATTAAATAATATTCACCATATTTTACATTTACAAATAAATTACCTGCTGCATCTTTTTGCCAATTTTCACCATCATCAAACCATACATTTGAAATAGGTGTATTTGAATTTGATGGAACATAATTCATTTTACCTTGTTTATTCCAAACAATAACATAGCCATTAATTGCTTTATCTGAAACATCTTTGAAGTCCCTATTTCCACCAAATTGGAAATGAGTATCAACCTCATTGTTAATCCTATCAATTAATTCTTGATTAAGCCTTGTTTGCCAAGTTTTTCCATTGTCATTTGAAATTGCAACAGGAACAACTGATGAGAAATCTCTAATAAAACAACATGCACCATCATGACCACCATTATAAACAATTCCTCTACATCTTGTTTTGTTCATACCTGATTCACCAAGTAATCTAATAATTTCATGTGCAGGAATTGATGATTTTCTCATGTTACCAAAACTTGCCCTATCATCATGCATTACAAGATTAACTGAAGATAAAATTTTTTTTGCAATATCATCTGGAAAAATATCAACAACCTGTTGTTTAATATGCCATCTATTACCATATGTTTGTTTTGCAAGTTGCTCAGAAAATATAAGGAAATCCTGATATCCACCAAGTAACTTAAGTTTTATAATAGATGTACCATATCCAGTTGCTTTTTCATTACTTGATTTTAAATTATATACAGAATATACACCTGCACCATACATGTTTCCACCATTTGAATTAGTAAATTCCCTACTAAAACCATATGTGAATAATGAATCTATAACAGACATCTTTTTACCACCAACAGTCACAATAGCATCTTTTGGCCTATGGTAAAGTGTAATACCATTCATTATATCTTTGTATGTAATACCATTTTCTCTGACATTAAATTTTTCATTAATATCAGAGAAATCCATATTACTAAATGTTTCTTTTACAATGTTTTTAACATCTGTTTCTGTTAATATCATCATAGAAAAAATTCTTGTTAATTCTGTTAAATGATTCTGTAAATTTATTCCTAATATCATCAATATTATCAGTATTAGAAACATTGTTTTCAGGTTGATTATTACCTGCCTGTTGAATGTTATTGTAATTCAACTGATTTTCCTGAGGTTTATTAACAACCCTACAACCAATTTGTTTTAATGCTTTGAAGAACATCTTAACAAAACTAGCCTTATCCTTAAGCCATGACATAATACCCTCAGTAATAACTGAATTCTCTTCAAGTTTCTTTGCAATACCAAAAACAACATTCATTAATGCAGTTGCTTCCTTCTTATCATATTCATATGTTCTATGGAATCTTGTTAATGCATTGAGTGCAAGATTTGTAAGAATTAATGTAATCTGTGTTGCATTTTCAGCATATGTCTGAATATTTGAAGATTCCAAAACATTTGCCTTCTTTGTTGCATTGACTGTGCAATATGTAAGAAGATAATCTGCTAATTTGTTACCTGCATCCTGAGATTGTGTATTAGTGTCATATCCATTTGCTTCACAATATGATTCCATCCAAGCACAAGCCTTTTCAGTTCTCTTCATCATTTCAGCACCACCTTCAACATCTTCTGGATTGTTCTGACCTCTTTCAATTTTATCTCTTTGTGCAGCAGCATTAAGTTCACCATTAAGGTTATTCAAAAGACCAATTTCAGATGTCCATTTATCTTCTTTTGCACCTGAAAGTAAATAGGTATCTCTTACATCATAACCAACACTTCTTAAGGTAATACCACCACTCTTATTGGCTTTCATTTGAAGGTCTTGTTTTACCTGTACTGATAAATCTTGGCTGTCAGTATCTTCCCAACCATTATCATTCTTTGCAACTTCCAAATCCTTGTCAGCAACATCTGCTTTATTAGGAACCCATACATACATAGGAAGTGGTTTTGCACCTCTCTTGATACCTCTACCAAATAATGATTTCCATTTACCGGGGGCAAGAACAAATGTTGCATCTTTATCATATGATTTAATTAATGTTGCATTTTTAATAGACAATACATGACCATAACTTACATTACCATATACTCTGGAATAAAGTTTGATTTGTTCCAATGTAACAGGGTCATTAATTTTACTAAGATAGTTTTGCCACATTTGCATAGCATTTTCACCTGCTTCACTATGTGCTTGGTTAATCTTTTCCTTGTTCTTTGAATAGAAACCTGTTGCAATCTCATCTTCAAGATGAAGAACCTCATCATTGTTATATTTACCTGATTGGATAAGAACTGATTGTACTGCATTAAGGTCACCACCATCAAGCCATGAATCAATTTCACTATCAAAAACCTTGATTTGAACATGTGTAGGCTCTGCCTTGTCAATCCATGCTGTTCTTGTAATTCTGTTCTTTGAAGGGTCAGTTAATCTTGCAACAATTGCTTTTGCAGAATCAGCATCAATATTATATAAATTAATAACCTTATATGGTTGTCTTGTCTTTAAATCTAATCCTTTTCCTGGCTGTACTGTTACAGCAATCTGACCATATTTATAATTTTTATATTTATCAGCAGCCTTTGGTGCTTTCTGACTATTATTCTGATTTTTATAATAAGGATATGCCATATTTTAAGTATTTTTCTTATAAATAGTTGGTTTATATGAAAAATGTTTTGTATTTTTGTAAAAAATAAATATATAAAACAATATTGCTATGTGTAAAGAAAACTTTGATAACCTTGAATTTAAGCCTTTTATAGAAACACCAGATGATGTTGCAGGATATGATGAGTTAGAAATAAATGAAGTTGCTTGTAATAGTGTTGGAATTAAATTGTTTGAATTTGACTTGAATGATGATATTGCAGATATTGCACTTGATGAAGATAAAGTTAAAGAAGTGTTCCCTGACTTTATAATCAAAGAAGGAAAAGGTTATGTACTTGGTAATGAAAATGGCTTGTACATTTAATTTTGGGAACTATATACAAGTTGTCCACAATAGGAATAGATAGACAGATTATGAAGAAGATAAAAGTTGTATTGTCTGAAGGTGTATATGTTATAAAGCCAAATGATGACAACAAAGATAGTGTTGTGCTTGAATGTGACACAAGAAAAGAATGGACAGATTATTTAACAAGCCTCCCAAACCCACCAAGACACATTGTTGTAAGTACATTGGTTCAAAATCTTTAATAAAGATTGGACAACAAGTATATAATTTCCTTAATTTTTATTATGTTTCACAAACATAATGTTTGAGATGAATAAAACACACATTGTAGTATGTGTGTTTTGTTTTTTTATAGGTTTTTTTGTATTTTTGTAAAAAATGATGTCTAATGATAGACTTTAATTGAATTGTTATGGCTGAAAATTTGAACAAAGAAATTACAGATGAAGTAATTGAAACATTTTTGAATGGGCATGACCCACAAGAAAGAATTGTAAATATTGAATATTCCTATAGAGATAATTTCATGAAAGTATATTATAGGAATGAAAATGACCAAAAATGTATGTCCATGGAATCATTTTACCCATTTGTTTGGGCAAGACTTGATACCTGTGTTTCATTGTGTGGTGGTGATAGAAAAAAATTGAAACTCCTTATGCAACAATGTGGTATTGAAGTAAAATCACTTGAATATACAACAAAAGATGGAGTTGAAATACCTGAAATGAAAGATGGTTATAGATTCATGTTCAAGGCAAGAAAACCAATGTCTTATACTGAATTCCTTGACTTCTTTAAGAAATGTGATTTTCCAATATATTCAGATAAAAAAATAAATAACATTGAAAGACCTTTCCTGTGTGTTACACCTCAGGAACAATTTCTTATTTCCACAGGTAAAAGATTTTTTAAAGGATATGATGATTATAATCAAATCCTTAGACTTACCTTTGACTTGGAAACTGAAGGTCTTGACCCAACAAGGCATAGAATTAAACTCATTGGTATCAAACTTAATAGACCTGTCATAATAAGAGGCAAACTATATGATAATTTTGAAAGAATATATAGACTTGAAGGAAATACTGAACAAGAAAAAAATGCATCTGAATTAAAAATTATAGATACATTCCTTAGAATTATATATACATTTAAGCCTGATGTTATTACTGCACATAATGGTGAAAACTTTGACTGGTCTTTCATCATTGAAAGATGTAATCAACTTGGTACAGATATTGATACTGTTTCAAAACCATACTTTAAAGGAAAAACAATATATAAAAACCCAAAGGAATCAATTCTTAAACTTGGTGGTGAAGTTGAAACCTTCCATCAAACAGTTGTACCAGGAATCATTGTAACTGATTCACTACATGCTGTTAGAAGAGCACAAGCAACAGATTCAAATTTTAAGGAAGCAAACCTTAAATATTCTGCAAAATATCTTGAAACTGTTAAACCAAACAGAGTTTATGTTCCTGGTGATATTATTGATAAAACACTTATTGATGAAACACCTTCCTATGCTTTCAATAATAATGATGGTACTTGGTATAAAATATCTGAAGATAAGCCTATTAAAGAAAACTATGAAGTTGTAACAGGTAAATACATTGTTGAAAGATATTTGTTTGATGACCTTCAGGAATGTAATGATGTAGAATTGAAATTGAATACAGCTAGTTTCTTACTTTCAAAAATTCTTCCACTATCATTTCAAAAATGTTGTACAATGGGTACTGCTGGACAATGGAAATCTCTTATGATGGCATGGTCCTATGAAAATAATCTTGCAATTCCATTTGCTGAAAATACTGGAAAATTCACAGGTGGCCTTTCAAGATTACTTAAAGTTGGTGGATGTGGACCAATTGTAAAACTTGATTATAACTCACTGTATCCTTCTATTATTCTTACTTGGGCAATTGAAGATGAAAAAGATATTTCAGGTGCAACACTGAAATTCCTTAACTATATCCTTACAACAAGAGAGAAATTTAAAGGAATAAAAAAATCAGCAAATAAAATTGTTGAAAAATATGAGGACAAAATTAATAGTGGTCAAACTTTAACACCTGAAGAAAATGAAGAATACCATAAAGCACTAGGCACTTTCTCAGCAGCAGATAAAACACAGAACCAAATGAAGATAATGGGTAACTCATTCTTTGGTGCATATGGGTCAAACCTTGGCTCAGTATATCCTTGGAAATCTGTTAAATGTGCTGAAAGAACAACTTGTACAGGAAGACAATCACTTAGATTAATGATTTCTCATTTTACTAAGCTTGGCTATGAACCTATTGTGGGTGATAGTTTTACACCTGATACACCAATGTTCATAAAATACAAAGATAGTGGATTAATTGATATTAAACCTATTGAAGAACTTATTAATGAGAAAGAAATAAAGATTGATGCACTTGGAAGAGAATATGATTATTCCAAAAAAGATTATTATGTTTTATGTAGAAGTGGATGGGTAGAACCTAGTTATATTTACAGGCATAAGACAGAAAAGGATATATATGAAATCACTGATGGTGAAATGAAAGTTGAAGTAACTGAAGACCATAGTTTATTTAATTCTAAACAAGAAAAGATTAAACCAAGTGAGATTACTAATAAAACAGAATTAGAATACTATACTGAAGAAGTAAGACCTGATGGATATACAAGATATTTTGCAACACAAGCACCTCAGGCAAAACAAATGGCAATGGATTTGGCTAATGGTAAAATAGACAGAGTACCAATGAAAGTTTTAAATTATCAAGAAGTATATCAAAAAATTTTCTATGATACATTTATTGAAAATTATAAAAATGATATTAAATATAGTAAAACTTGTCTAGCTGGTTTACAATATATTAGAAAAATGCTTATGGAAAAAAAATTTTAATAGTGCTTTTTTTGGTTCTTATACTATTTATAAATAAAAAAATATGTTAAAAGAAAACAGAGAAATAAAAAAAAGAAATAGATACAATACAGAAACATTTATTGAAAAAGCAAGAAGTTTAGAACATTGTGCAAATTATGATTTTAAAAAAAGTGTTTATAAAGCATATAATAAAAAACTTGTTGTAACTTGTCATGTAAAGGATGAAAATGGTAATGAGCATGGTGATTTTTTAATTACTCCTGGTCATTTATTTGAAGGACAGGGGTGTCCTGTTTGTAGATATATTAAATCTGCAAAATCAAAAAGAAGGACATTTGATGAACTGGTTAATGATGCAAAAAAAGTTCATGGTGATAAATATGATTATAGTTTAATAACTGATTACAAAAATGACAGGATTAAGTACCCAATTATTTGTCCAGAACATGGTATTTTTTATCAAACAATGAACAATCATATAACAGGAAAGCAAGGTTGTCCTACTTGTGGCAGAAACCTTGCAGATGAAAAAAGAAGGTTAACAACTGAAGAATTTGTTGAGAAAGCAAGAAAAGTTCATGGAAATAAGTATGATTATTCAAAAGTAAACTATGTTACAAGTGATGAAAAAGTTTGCATAATATGTCCTGAACATGGTGAATTTTGGCAAACACCATCAAATCATTTAATGGGGCAAAGATGTCCTCAATGTGGAAACATAAGCAGAGGAATATTAAAAAGATTAACAACTGAAGAATTTGTTGAGAAAGCAAGAAAAGTTCATGGAAACAAGTATGATTATTCAAAAGTAAACTATGTTACAAGTGATGAAAAAGTTTGTATAATATGTCCTGAACATGGTGAATTTTGGCAAAGCACAGGTAATCATTTACAAGGAAATGGATGCCCAAAATGTGCACCACTATATTCAAAACCAGAAAATAAAGCACTTCAATTTGTTTATGATGTTCTTGGAGAAGAAAATGTAGAAACAAGGAATAGAATAATTTTAAGAGGAAAAGAATTAGATATCTATATTCCAAGTAAAAGGATTGCAATTGAATTTGATGGGATTTTTTGGCATAATGAATTAACTAAAGACAAATATTTTCATATTAACAAAACCATTGAATGTGAAAAGAATAACATTCATTTAATCCATATTTTTGAGGATGAATGGAAATACAAACAAGACATTATCAAATCAATGTTATTAAACATATTTGATAAAACACCTAACAAAATTTATGCAAGGAAATGTGAAATAAGAGAAGTATCTGCACATGATGCCAGTACATTTCTTGACAATAACCATCTTCAAGGCAAATGTGGCTCATCTGTAAAATTAGGTTTATATTATAATAATGAACTTGTTTCTCTTATGTGTTTTGGTAAATCAAGACATTTTGTTGGCAATGGGAAACATCAATGGGAATTACTTAGATTTTGTAATAAGTTAAATACCAATGTTATTGGAGGTGCTAGTAAATTATTCAAGCATTTTATTGAATTGTATAATCCTGAAGAAATTGTTTCTTATGCTGACAGAAGATGGTCAACAGGAAATTTATATAATGTTTTAGGATTTAAATTATATAATAAGTCACAACCAAATTATTATTATGTGATTGGAGATAAAAGGTATTATAGGTTTAATTTTAGGAAAAGTATTTTAGTTAAAAAATATGGCTGTCCTGAAAATGTGAGTGAGCATGAGTTTTGTCTTTCACAGCATTGGTATAGAATTTATGATTGTGGCTGTTTATGTTACAAATGGGAAAAATAATATGTTTATATAAAATGATAAAATAATGAAAAAAATAATATTAGATGAACAAACTAAGAATGAATTAAAGAACATAATTAATGAAGAACTAACTATTAACAATGAGATTAATCTTCTAACAACTTCAATTTATTCTGAAATAAAAAAGAACATTAAAAATGTAAAATATTCACCATTAAAACAAGATGTTTCTTTTGGTATATTACATTTAAAAAATATAAACATATTTGGATTAAAATTCAGTATTAAAATTACTATATACAACACAAATAAAAAAGAATCTTATAAGCAAATGTGTGAAGAATATGATTGTTATAATGGATATACTAATTTTACAGATAATATTATTAACATAAATATTGGTGTCCTCAGTGGGTCAAGATATATTGATTTTGAAGGTATTCTGCAACATGAAATTGAACATGTTTTCCAATATACCAAAAAGAATAATCAAATAAACACAAAAATAGGCCAAAGCATTTATAAAAAGGCTTTCAACATAATCCAAAACTCTGACAATTATAACAAATATCAGTTTTATTGTGCATATCTAATTTATTGTTTGTCAGATAATGAGGTAGATGCTTTTGTTAATCAACTTTATAGGGATATTGTAAATGGAAATGCTTTAAATGATGAACCTATTATACAAAACTCCACTATAATGCAAAATTATTTGAATTGCAAAAAAATATTAAATAATCTTGATATTAATAATAGATTTTATCAAATGGCACTTATGTCAATAGGTTTTGATACTGAGAAAAAACAAAAACAATTTATCAAATATTGTAACAATGCTCTTAAAAGAATGATAAACAAAATTGGTAAAACTATTGTAAAAGCAAGAAAAGATTTAATTGAAAAAAAAGATGTTGCTGTGCAACTTAATAATTTGAAAATTGAAAATTAATTTATATATTTACAAAAAATTTAATGTGATGAAAATTTTAAATAAAGGTAAATGTTTAGATTATGTATATGATATATCATTAGATGGCACTGTAGTTAATGCATTGGGTATGAATATCTTATCAAATACCGATGGGTTCAATTTCAAATTGCCTGATGAATCAAAATACAGATATACTAAAGAGCATCCATATGTCAGTACAGGTCTTTCAAGGGAAACTAAAAAAGATAAAGAATATGTTGGTTATGAAGCAGATGTTGCTGAATTTAATGACCAATATATGTGTGACATGCATTATGATGATAAAGCTGTTAACAAAATGGGACTTGGCATAGACGAAATACTTAATTTCTCCTGCAACATTTCAAGAAAGAACTATTTGGATTATTTTCCAGAAAAGCCATATCCAAAGGATGTTAAGATTGTTGGTAATACTTTAAAGTCAAAAAAATTGCCAATATATATACAGAATTTCATGGATAAGGGATTCAGATTGTTGTTACAGAATAAGGGTAGTGAATTTCTTGAAGAGTATTACAATTATATTGAAAAGATTTACAATTTTAAGATACCACTTAAGGACATTGCCAGTAAAGGAAAGGTAAAGAAATCAATTGAGGATTACATTGCTGATTGTGAAACAGTGACAAAGGCTGGAAATAAGAAATCAAGGCAAGCATGGATGGAGTTAGCAATTAAGAACAATGTAAAAGTTGATTTAGGTGAAACATTATATTATATAAACACAGGGACAAAGAAGTCACATTCTGATGTTAAGAGAATTACACATTATAATATGACTGATGATAGTGGTGAAATAAAAGATATAAAGACACAATTGGACAGAGAGTGGAAGAAAGCAGAAGATGGTAAAGCAGGTGTCAAGAAATCATTGAAATTTGATGAATGGGTAAAGAAACATTATCCAAATGTAAAAATTAAGGATGAAATTGTTCTATGTGCTGAGTTATTACCAAGAGAAATTGTTGAATCAGATAAGGACTTTTATTGTGAAGAAGGAAAAGAATATAATGTTGAAAAGTACATTGACCAGTTCAATAAAAGAATTACACCACTATTAGTTTGTTTTTCAAAGGAAATCAGGTCAAAGATATTGATTAATAAGCCAAATGAAAGGCAATATTTTACTGAAGAACAGACTGTTCTAACTTCAGGTGAGCCAAACAAGGAAGGAGACCAGGACACATATGAACAACTTATGACAATGGAAGATAAGGAAATTAAGTTTTGGCTTGACCATCCTGAATGGAAGATTCCATTCTTAAAGGAATGTGATATGGATTGGGAAAAAATCAAGACAGATTATCTTGAAAGAAAAGAGAAGGAAAGACAATTTGGTATTGACAAAATTAGGGAAGAATTTGACAATGCAATTAACAATTTAACTCCTGAAGAAATTGAGAAGATTGATGATGGAAAGATACCAGCAAGTATTGAAAAAATTGCAGACATTGACCCATTGACTTTTAATTTTGTTAGTAAAATAGATAATAGTGTTGTTCTTGGTACTATTTATGATATCATAGATGCACAAACATATCAACAGGAAAAGAAAAGTTCTACAATGGAATATGTTCTTGAAAATAATAGTTAAAAAAAAGACTAAGTTTAATTACTTAGTCTTTTTTCTATCTTTAATATTTCCATCAAATTCAAGTTGAGCAGTAAAGATATTTCCTTTATTATCAACCAATTTAATTTTTCCTTCAGACAAGCCTATTTGTTTAAGACTTGCACTTTCATTAAGTGGTTGTTTTGAAAAATAATCTGAAATACATTCTTTAACAATTGCTTTTATTATAGTATAATCAATACCAGCAGAAGTTGAACCATATTGTTGAACAGGTATTGATTTTTGTGAAGACATTTCAGTGATTTGTTGTTTTTTTGGTGATGGTTGTACCATTGATAAAGCATTACTCAATGATGCATCTTCTCCAACATTAATTGGATTGCTTTGCATTGATTCAAGGATTTCTTTTGGCATGTTGCTATTTTGGAAAGCATTAGGTGAATAAGCATTTATATTAGGTACATATGGTTTATCTTCTGATTCTGAAAGTCTGAAATTATCCCATTCATCAGAAAATGTATTAGGGTCAACATCTGTAGCCATTTGTGATTTTCCTACATGTTTATTAACAAGTTTATCACCATTTTCATTACATAATTGTCTTGACCTATTTAAAACTTGTGCTAATTGTTCTGGTGTAAGTGCCATTTTATTCTTCTTTATATAAATTATTCATTCTATTCATCATGTCATTATATGATTTTGTTAGTTCATTGTCTTTAACATTACTAACATCATCATGTGTAACAGGTTCATCTGTTTGTTTTGGAATAGAATTATTTTCTTGTTTTTCACCTGTTTCTTCACCATTATTTATTTCTTGTTTTGTAACTGGTTTTGCATCAGGTGCAGTCATTAAGTTATTATTAATATCAGTTTTTTGTTCAGTATTGTCAATAGGATTTTCTTTTTTCCCAAGCATATTTTGAACTTTTTGTCCAAGATTACTATTTTTAATTCTTGAAATTAAATTGTTAATAATTTGTTTTGCAGAATATTTACTATTTGTTTGTGTTTTAGGGGTTTCCTCAACATCAATATTTTTAACATCATCTTTTGTTATTGGTTTATCATCAATCTCAATTTCTTTTTCATTACTGAAATCATTATTTTTCAATTTATTTTGTTTATGAATATATCTTGCATTACCAATTGGAGCAATGTTATAGATAACTGACATTGAGTCATCACCTGTTTCTGATGAACCATTTGACATAAAACCTTCAAGAGAATCACCATCAAATTTATTTTTCATATCAATGTTCCAAGATTTAATTCTGTCAACCCTGAAATATTTCCATTTTGGAATACCTCTTTTTGTATCACCACTTGGTTGGAAAGCCCTGACAACAGGATTATTTGCTGTTGTTAAACCATATGCAACAGGGTATATAGTTCTTGGTCCTTTCCCTTTACCACCTTTTTGGTCATCATATACAATAGAAACCGGGTGCATCCCACTGATTGCTTTATTAATCTTTGTATTGGATACACTCTCTAATAAAATTGTTTCTTTATATATTTGTTCAAATAAATCCATTACTTAACAATAATTTGACCATCTTCAACATTTGCTGTTGTGTCAACTGAATTTACACCATACTCATTTTCTTCATTGTAAATGCTGATGTTTTTTAAAAAGGTTCTACCACCAACACCATTTCTACCATTAATATCATATGAACCACCAATATTCTCAGCCTTTGTATCAAAGTTTGAATAATCCATCATAGATTTTGGTAAATCACAATTTGGTACACTATGGGTATGACCACCATGACCTGAACCTTTACCTTGTGGGTCACCATCACTTAATGCATCTTTGTGGGTTTGTGAATATTCATCATATCTTGTATAATCATTTCTTACAAGTTCTTCCTGTCTTCTTTCAAGACCAGTTTTTTCAAGACATGTTTGTTTTGCCATAATTTTATTTATTTTTTATAATCATCTTTTATTTTATCTCTTAATTGTTGTTTTGCATCATCAGACCATTTTGAATAATATGGATTGTTAAATGCTAAATCCTGTGCATCTTTTGACCTCCACCTATAAAAATCATTATGTTTCCCTTTAAATGGTTTATTTTTATCTCTTTCCTGTTTCTTATCAAATAAATTTTTAAATGTGTTTGGTTCATTCATTCTATCTTTATAATAATTAGCATTTTTAACTAATAAAAGAACAAATTTCCCATCACCAAGTTTAACATAATCAATATCATCACCAGGAACAAAACCATATTGTTTATTTTGCCTTATATCTTTTCTTACTCTTTCCAAATCACTATAATCAACAACACCAATAACATTTTCATCTGATATGTTATGTAAATCAGCATTTGTCATAGGATAATTCTTATGTAGCCAAGGTGTTTGCTTTTCAATACCACCATGCTTTTGTAAAATGTTTAAAAGTTTTTTACTGTTAATTGACTTTCCTTCCTTAACAATACTTTCATATGTTATAACTTGTTTAGTAGGATTTAAGTCATTCTTACTTCCACCTGATTTTTGATAAACATTTTGTTCCCCCCTATTAAATTGTGACCTCTTAATGTTAGCATCATTTGCCATTGCATTGTTGTATTGGGTCTCAATTTGTTTTAAATTTGGATTGTTTTTCTCCATTGTTTTCATTGTGGAAATACCTTGTTGCTTAATTGTTGGGTCATTGCTTTGTGCTTTCTTCTTTGCAGCACCATATCTCCACTTTAATGTTGATGCATTTGTATTTGAAACCCTGTTTTTATTATCACCATATGTTCTATTAACTAAGTTCTGATTATCTTCAAATATCTTATTCTCCCAATCAAATTTCTTTGTCTCAACATATATTGGTGTTTGTACACTAATGTTTCTGTTTAATCCATAAAAACTACTATCCCTTCTCATCTGTTTTGCAAGTTTATCAGTTGTTAATGGCTTTGCATCACCATTTTCAGTCTTGTCACCAGTGTAAACATAATTTGCCCCATCAAATTCATTGAAATCTGACCCAACATTATCTAAATATGCTGTGTTACACCCAACAATCTCATCCAACTGCTTCTGTGTTAAAATAACCCTTTTTGACATATATCATAGTAATTTATATATAAATATCTTATTAATTTAATTTCTATCTAAAAAATATTGACAATAATATCCATAAACATATTTTTTAAGAAAAATAAGTTTTTTATGGATAGAAAAATTAAAGTTTTAGTTGTTCCATCAGACAGATTTGGTTGTGGGTTATGGAGGTCAGTTAAGCCACATACTAAATTAAATGAATTATATGGAGATGAATTTGATATTGATATTGAATATGAACCAAATTGGTTGGATTTACCATCATTTGATAAATATGACATTATTCACTTCCATAAAGGTTTATATCAAGATATGGAACCTTTTAGAAATGCCCTTAAATATTTTAAGGAACATAATATTGTAACAATTATGGACCTTGATGACCATTGGGAAGTTGGCCAATTCCACCCAATGTTCCAAACTGCAAGAAAAATGAAAATGGCAGAAAAAATTACAGGAAATTTTGGTCTTGTTGATTATGTAACAACAACAACTGAAATTTTTGCTAATAAAATTAAGAAGTGGAACAAAAATGTTTTTGTTTTCCCAAATGCAATTGACCCAAATGATTCACAATTTTCAACAGAAAAAGAACAATCTGATAAAATTAGATTTGGATTTGTAATGGGTTCTTCACATAAAAGAGATATGGAACAATTTTTTGGAACTGTTTCAACACTTCCTGAAGATGTCCTTAATAAAATACAAATTGTTCTTTGTGGATATGACCTTAGAGGACAAACATATGTCCAAAATCCTGATGGTACTATAACAACAAGACCAATTAAACCAACAGAATCTGTTTGGTTTGAATATGAAAGAAATGTTACTAATGACTTTAAAATTGTGTCAGATGAATACAGGAATTTCTTATTTAATTTCTTGCCAAATGCACAATATCCTAAAGTAAATGAAGAACCATATAGAAGAGAATGGACCAAGGATGTAAATAGTTTTGGAACACATTACAAATATATTGATGTGTTGATTGCACCATTGGACACAAATCAATTCAATGAAGTTAAATCAGAATTAAAATTTGTTGAAGCAGGTTTTACTAATACTGCATTGATTTGCTCAGATTTTGGTCCATATCACTTGGTTGGAAAAAGTATATTTGAAAGAGGTGGTGGAATTAATGAAAATGGAAATTGTGTTCTTATTGACCCTGCAAAGAAACATAAAGCATGGTCTAAAGCAATTACTAGATTAACAAGAAATCCTGAACTAATTGATAAACTTAAATATAACCTTCATGAATTTGTTAAAGATGAATATAATCTTGATAATGTAACAAAAAGAAGAGCAGAATGGTATAAATCAATAATTAAAAAAGAGGACTAATGTTAGTCCTCTTTTTATTTAAACAAAATATTTAAATTTTTAAATATCAACACTTGTCCAACCTGATGGAATACCATTAGTACCTGTTGTCCATGATGTCATTGATGGGTCTTTTACAAATGTACCTGATGATGCCACATTATAAACCCAATTACTTGTACAATCAGATGCTGAAATATCAGTTGCTAAACATTTAATATAATTTAAATTAGTACAATCTAAAAACATACTATCATAACAACATTCTGCTAATGTGGTTGCTGGTAATTCTGGTGCAGTTGTTAAATTTGTACAACCATCAAACATTTGTAGATAACAATACCTTGCTAATGTAGTAGCTGGTAATTCTGGTGCTGTTGTTAAACTACTACAACCTTGGAACATACTTCCATAACACCATCCTGCTAAAGTAGTTGCAGGTAATTCTGATACAGTTGTTAAATTACTACAATCAGCAAACATATTTGCATAACAACATTCTGCTAATGTAGTAGCTGGTAATTCTGGTGCAGTTGTTAAACTATTACAGCCTCCAAACATATATTGATAACAATAATCTGCTAAAGTAGTTGCAGGTAATTCTGGTACAATTGTTAAACTACTACAACTATAGAACATATATGAATAACAATAATCTGCTAAAGTAATAGTAGGTAATATTAATTCACTTGCATCTATCAAACCTGTACAGTGACTAAACATATATATAAAAATAGCTTCTGCACCATTATCAAAACTATTTACTGTTGAGAAGTTAGTACTATCAATTAATGACATTATATTTCCCTTAATTTTAAATGTTGCACTAGAAGACTGAAAACAACCTTTACTCTGATAAGTATCACTAATACCATATGTTGGATTGTCCCCTCTAAATTGAATAACATCACCACTAACTACAGGTATAAATGTGTCACCAGATTGAGAATAGCCATTAAAATTTCCAGCTGTTATTGAAGTCCATTCACCTCCATTCTTACTATATTCAATTGTGGCTCTGCCTTCTTCTGTTGGCAAACCTTCACTACAACACCAATATATATTACCATCACCCTGTATTTCAAATGTTAAAGGTGTTTCTTCCAATGGAATTTCTTTATTTTTATTATAATGAACATCTCTATTTTGCATGGTTAAAGACACCCATGGCTCATGATATTCATCACCATTATATGCAACATCAAATGTATTTGCACTTTCAAAATAATGCATGTATCTCATAATATATAAAATTGTTTCTTATAAATAGTTTTGAAAAGTTCATTTTTATTGGTATATTTGTAAAAAAATAAAATAATATGAAGATAGCAATTAACAGTGAAAAATTAGAAAAAGAGTTTACTACTTTTTGGATTGGCATGCAATTCTGTGGTCTTTCAAATTATTATAACAATGAAGAATATGATGAGTTACAAAAGCAACTATCAACAGCAACATGTGCATTGAATGAAGATACAGGTTGTTCATATCCTGGTTCACTTCTTGTACACATTAATCTTGCAACAGCATTAGCACAAAGAATTGCAAAGATGATTAGTGGTACATTTACCATTGATGATGAAAGTCTTGTCAAGGTTTGTTTACTTATGCATTTATCCAAAATTGAAATGTATGAACCTAATGACAATCAATGGGAGGTTGAAAAGAGAGGTTTGAATTACAAATTTGCTGAGTTGTCAGGAAAACTTAAATTTGGTGAAAGAAGCATTCTCAATGCAATGAACAAGGGTATCAAACTAACTGCTGAGGAATTTGAAGCCATGAAGTGTCTTGATAGTGAAAAAGAAGGAAACAGCAAATATGGTGATTGTATTATGTCAACCATTGTAAGACAGGCAAATGAACTTGCATATGCAATTGAAAAGGAAAAATATAACAAACTATGAAAATAAAAATTAAAAAATTAAATGAAAATGCAAAAACTCCTGTTAAATCAAAAACAGGAGATTTTTGCTATGATGTTTGGGCCACTTCATGTGAAGAGGTTGCTCCAAATGTTTATAAATATGGAATTGGCCTTGCATTTGAAATTGTAAGGGATGATGAAATAATTGAGCAATATAATAAAGATTCTTGTTCATCTGGAAAGAATATTGATTTAAAAAACTCACCACTTTGTTTGGACATTGATTTCAGACCAAGAAGTTCTGTTTGGAAAACAGGAATGGTATTATGTAATTGTGAAGGAACAATTGATGAAGGATATAGAAATCAGGTATTTGCATTTTTTTATCATGTAATGCCAAATATGTCAAAGTATGAGGTTGGTGATAGAATTGGTCAAATAAAGATTGGTTTTACAACACCTATTGAATTTGAAATTGTTGATGAACTTGATATGGATACAGAAAGGGGTCTTAATGGTTTTGGTTCAACTGGAAAATAAATAATATGTAAAAAAAATTAAATAATGAATTTATTTGATTTCTACAGAACAAAGCATCAGCAATTAATAGGCTATAATCCACTTACAACAATATGTTCAATTGATTTTTCAATAAAATATGTTGAAGATGCTGATTTTAAAAAAAGAGGTGAAGAACTTAACAAATCTATTGATACTAAAGAGTTTAATAATCTTGCCATTGTTGTAAGAAGAATGATAAGTGTTCCTAGTAATGGTAATAAGATTATTGTTAAGCCACTTATCAGTGAATATATTATTAATTTTGAAGAAGGAAAACCATTAACAGATTATACTGATGAAATATTGAAATTAATTCCAAAAGGTTGTTGTATTACAGCATATAATGGGTATAGAATGGATTTCATTGCATTAGAAAGAAAATTCAAAATTAATTTGAAGGATTATATTCTGGTTGATACAATGAGGATTGAAAAACATTTTGACAATGATTGTTTAAGAGAAATGATGTGTATTGACATAAATAAATATCCTAAGACAAAACTTGGTTCTGATGGAAAGATGCATATTGAAAGTCTTCTTAAATCATATATAAATTTGGAAATGTATGAATCACCATTTGTAAAAAAGCACATGTCATCCAATGATGCTTTGGTTAATCTTGATTTATTAATGACACAATTTTACATGTATGGTTTTACTTGCTTTGAAGAAATGCAAGAAATGACAGAGCATTTCATGGATATGCAAGATAAGGATGATTACATGTTATATCATATAAAAAACTATGATATTTTCTATACTAAAATAAATAGGGCAGAATATCTGATGAACAAAAAATTTGTCTTTAATTTTGGTAGAATTGAAGGTCTTACTGTAGAAGGTCTTGATAATGACAGATTAATACATATGTTGAAAAAATACATGATTCCATTTAAAAGGGATGGTGTTGTAGTAAATAAACATGACCCATATCTTTATGAAATTTTATATGTATTAAGGTTAGAATATTTAAGAAGGATTAAAAATAAATTGATTTAACAAATAAATGATTTTGATTTGGCATGATTTTTGTTAATGAAATAAGTATAAAATTAATAAATTTTTAAAGAATGAAGACAAGTAAACTTACAAAAATTACTTATGGACTTGATGACATTGGAATTAGGCAATCACCAATTTGTTATACTGAACATAGAAGTGATGTTAATCCTTATGTAACTGTTTGTGGAAGAGAAATGTACCCTATATTTGCTTCACCAATGGAAAGTGTTATTGATGAAAAAAACTATAAATTTTTTATAGAAAATAAGATAACACCTGTTATTCCTAGGTCTATTATGCAAAGGTGTACAATAGAAGATAGATTAAAATTATCAGAAGAAACATTTGTTAGTTTTTCAGAAAAAGAAGTATATGATATTTTTGAAAATGGCCTGTTTGATTTATCTGATAATGTTCAATACATTTGTATTGATATGGCACATGGAACATTAAATTCTTTGTATGAAATTTGCAAAAAAATCAAAAAAAAGTATGGGGAAAAGGTTATTTTAATGACAGGAAATGTAAACAATGAATTGGCATATTCATTTTATTGTGATGCAGGTATTTCATATATGAGACTTTGTATTGGTTCTGGAAGTAGGTGTACAACAGCTTGTGCTGTAGGTGTATACACAGGTGCTGCTACATTAATTGATGATATTAATATTGAAAGAAGTAAATGGATTGATGCACATCCAAATGAAAAAGAATATACTAAAATAATTGTTGATGGTGGAATTGATTGGTATGACAAAATTCAGAAAAGTCTTGCATTAGGAGGTGATTTTGTTATGATTGGTAAATTGTTTGCTGAATGTGAAGAAGCATGTGGAGAAATAGGTTATGCAGAATCAGAAGAAGACTTTTCCAATGGCTCATACCTAACAAGAGAACAGTATGAAAATTATAAAAAATATACTGAAGAAGATTTAAACTTCCTTGGTAAAACAAGAAAACTTTTGATTCCTTATAGAATGTATAGGGGTATGTCACATAGATATTCTCAAAAATTAATAGGAGGTGATGGGTCTAAGGTTAGTGAAGGAATTTGTAAGCCAGTTAAAGTAAAATATTCATTGAAACATTGGATAACAAATATGGACTCTTATCTCAGAAGTTGTATGACATATACTGATAGTAAAACAATTGAAGAATTAAAAGAAAACACAGAACTGTCAATACTAGCAAATAATGGAAAATTAGCATATGCTAAATAAAAAAGAAATGGTAGACAAATTTTAGTCTACCATTTTTTTAATTTATCTAAATGTTTTTTATTTGGGAATAATATATCTGTTTACACCAATAATTCTATAAAATGTTGAAGTCCAGTACAAAAATATGGATAAATCTGTGAGATTCACCCATATGTTCTGTAAGTCTATTAGCAAGGTTCTGTATGAAGATGTAAAGATGGTGGCTTAGCCTTCATAACTTAAACCTGGTGCTCCATCTCCATATGTATCAAGCCAAATCTTGTTTATTACCTTTTGTCCTTCTTTCCATTCATACTCATAATCGTCAATGATTCTTGTTGCTTCTGCATTTAATGCATTACATAATCTTGTTAGAACAATATCCCTGAATGCTTCTTCTTCTGTAGGCTCACCCCATCTGTCATAAACACTTCCCCCATCTTCAAAATCTGCATTAAAATCATAATCCTCTTTCAGTACTTTCTTCACACTCTCAGCAACAATCTGCCTGAGAGTGTTTTCATTTAGTTTTATTATATTCTTTTTCATATTTATATTCTTTATTTCATTAGCATTATTGTTCTTTTGATATTTTTTGGCTACCTTGTGATTGATAGTAATTATCTGCTTTTTCAACAGTGGTATTACCTGCTGAATTTCATATCTCATCACCAACTATTGATACAACTATAAATAGTATGAAAAATAAAAACTCACATGGTAGTGAGTTTTTTAGTGTAAATAAGTATATTATTCCCTTTTATTTTTAGTAGTTCATTTGTCCTTGTTGTGGGTTCATTGCATTCTGTGGGCTATATTGTCTATTATTGATATAACCTGTTTGTTGTCTTTGGTTAATTCTTTTACCAGCAGCATCCCATTTACTTTGCATGCCTTGTACATCACCCATTTTTGCTTTTATTGCTGCAATTTGTTGGTTAATTTGTTGATTTACTTGATTAACAGCAGCATTTACTCTTTGTTCTCTTGATGCTTCAATGGCATTAATTTGTTGTTGTAATTTCTCATTATCTGCTTGCATGCCTTGCATTTGTGCTTGGTATGCATTCATTTTTGCATTATCAACAACATTACCTACTGCATTACCAACACCCTTTGCAACACCTTTGATTCCTCTACCAAGATTTTGGAAAAACCCTTCATCCATATCAGATTCTTTAAGAACCTCAATAACAGATTCTCTAACAATATTTTTAAGTTCTGATTCAGTCAATCTAATTTTATTAGCCATAATAGATATATTTTTTATAATAAATATTATTTAACATAGAAAAAAACTTTACATATTTAATTATATTATTATTTTTTAAATAAAAATTATGACTAAAATTAGTGATTTAACAATAGGTGAACTAATAAATTATTCAAAAGCATGTTCACTTGTAATAGACAAACATATTAAAGGTTCAGATTATTATAGGTCAGTTCCAGAAGCAATGTTATCTGATGCTGATTTGGAAGCATATAGAACAATATCTGAAAAGTACAAAAAATATAAAGTTATAGAAGACAAAATTGTTTCTGAGATTAATAAAAGGTTAATGGATTTATGTTAAAGAAAGTATTTTTTAATACATACTTATTTTTCAAAGGTTTATTTTTTGGTATGAAAGGTGCTGATGATATTATTTCACAGAAAGCATCATATAGTTCAGGAGATATTGAAATAGACCAAGAAAAGCATGTTGATAATATATATAGTCAACTTATTGCAGGAAAAGAAACCCAAGAAGTTAAAGAATTAAGGGATGAATATTATAGGGTAGTAAGGGAGGCTAATAACTTTCATGTTGATGTGACAGGTAGTTTAGAGGAAGGTGCAACAGGAGATTTAAAGGCAAAGGCAAGAAAAAAGACTGCACTTGATTTTACATGTAAGATTGAAGTGTTTAATCCTGAAAAATTACCAGTAAGAGTTATACAAGATAATAAATTAATTCCAAAACATGGAAATTTTTTTGCTGATGATTTATTCAGTTATGGGACAAATGATTTTGTTTCAATTTTTACAGTTAAAAGAAATTTCATACCAAGGTTTGCACTTGAAAACTATGCCAATAAGGTTGTTGTTAGAACTATTAATGATGAATATTCATATATTGATATATATACAACCATTTATGCAAGTCAGTTTGGTAAAGTTGATGCAATTTTAATTTCCCAATTAAATGATTTAATAAAGACAAAGAATAAGAAATCAGATATTACAGATTTGTCTGAATTTTCATTTGTAACTGATAAGGCTTATGGTGAAAATGATTTATATGAATTTTCATTTGGTGAAATTAAATATGAAGGAATTAATGTTTTTGATGGAAATTTTGTTTTAACATTTAAAGGCAAAAACATTAAGAATGGTTTTGATATAACAGAGAAATATAAGACAAAAGAATTGGATGAAAAGTTAAAAAACAAAAGTCCAAGAAATAAAGTAGAGGGTATAGATTTATTTGCCATTGATAGAAAAATAAAGAAGGAAGAAGAAAACTTTTCAACAACAAAGTTAGAGTTTTCAAATCCTGAATAAAATAAAGTAAAATGAAAACAAGGATTGCAATTGATTTAAATGATGTAATCAGAGATTATACTGATAATTTTATTAAAAATTATCTTTTGAATTACAACAGAGAATTTGATACAACTGATTTTTCCATATGGACTAATGACATGGAAACTTTACTACCTTTTAAAACAAGGCATGCATATGAAAATTTTGTTTATGAAGATTATTCATATGAACTTTATGGTAAATGTGATACATGTACAAAGAACACACAAATAGATTTAAACAGTTGGTTAGAATCATTAAAGGAAATTGAAGATAATGAAATAGATGTCATGTTTGTTTCACCAATGGAATATGGGCCAACAATTGGCTATACATACTTTTTCATTTCAAAACTAAATACAAGTGTAAGAAGGGTATATTTACCAAAAGATTCTTCAACAATTTGGGATGAATGTGACATTTTAATAACAGCAAATCCAATGTTATTAAATAATAAGCCTGAAGGTAAAACATCAATTAAAATAGAAAAAGAATATAATCAAAATTGTGATGCAGATTATAGTTATAAGACTTTTAGTGCATTTACTAAAGATGAAAATAATATATTAAACAAATAAAATATGGGGAACAAATATTTTAGCATTGAAGGTAAAAAATATTATCTTGACTTTGAAAAAATCAGAGAAATATGGAATCAGAGTAAAAATGATATTCTAACAGATGTAGAAATAACAGATGTTTCATCTTTAGATGATGAAGCAAATAATGAATTTGTTAATCAAAAGATTATTAAAGAAAACAAATATTGCAATACACAAACAGATGTATTAATGCAAGATATTGTAAAGGCATGTATTTTAGGTATACTTGAAATTGAGACATTAGATGGTGATGATACAACATTTGGAGAAATGATATGTTTTAATACATGCTTAAAATTTGGAATAATAAAAGAAATCAATTAAAATATGGCAAAATTAACAGAACAAGAAATGCTTCAAGTTGTTGAAGAAAGTATAAAGAAAATTGAAAATAAGGATTTTACTGCATATTTTTTAGTAATTGACACAAAAGGAAACCCATCAGGTTCTCTTGAATACATTTATCAAACAGCATTCACTTTAAGAGAACTTGGTTATAATGCAGTAATAATTCACAATGATAAAGAATTTGTTGGTGTTGAGGAATGGCTTGGAAAGAAATATGCTGATTTACCACATAAGAATTTTGAAACAGAAAATGTTGAGATTGGGCCTTCTGACTTTTTATTCATTCCTGAAATTTTTGCAAACATTGTTGGTCAATTAAAGAATATTAGTTGTAAAAAAATAATGATAGTTCAAAACTATAATTATTTACCTGAATTCATGCCAATTTCAAGTACTTTGGATGATATGAAGATTAATGATGTTGTAACAACAACTAATGTTCAGGCAACAAAGGTAAAGGAATATTTTCCAACAGTTCAAACACATGTTGTTGCACCAAGTATTAAAAAGGTTTTTAGAAATAGTGATAAACCAAGAAAGTTAATTATAAATGTTGTTTCCAAGAATCAAGAAGATGTTTATAGAATTATGAAACCATTCTATTGGAAATATCCTATTTACAAGTGGATTTCATTCAGGGAACTAAGAGGTCTTGACCAAGAAACTTTAAGTACTGCACTAAGGGAAACACCTATAACTGTTTGCATTGATGCAGAAACTAATTTTGGATATGTTGAACTTGAAGCACTAAGATGTGGCTCAATAGTATTAGCAAAAATACCAAGCACACCTAGTGATTGGAATCTTGAAACTGACAAGAATGGTGAGCAACATTTAACTGATGCATGTGTTTGGTTTGATAACATTGACAGTGTTCCTGATATGCTTGCAAGTATTATTAGAACATGGACACTTGATAGAATTCCTTCAGAAGTATATAATAATCTACATAAATTTGATTTAATGTTCACACCTGAGCAGCAATCAAAAGAAATTGAAAGAGTTTATGGGCATGACATCTTTGAAAAAAGATTAAATGATTTGAAAGAATTCCACATTCAATTAAAGAATAATATAAATGAGAATAAATAAAATATGAAAGATTTAACAGTAATTGTTCCAATACATGAATATACTGAAGAAGTAGAAAAGTTACTTACAAATGCAGTTGAGAGTTACAAGAAAATTGCAGATGATGAAAATATTTTAATGTTTGTTGGCCCTGCCAAAGTTTTGGATAAAGTCAAAAAAATGTCAGTTTTAGATGGAAACAACAATGTTGTGTTTCTTGAAAACAAGGATATTGATTTTTGTACACAAATAAATGTTGCAGTAGATGCATGTGTAACAAAATATTTCTCAATTCTTGAATTTGATGATTTGTATATGCCAAACTGGTTTAAGAATGCAGAAGCATATATGGAATTAGATAATAACATTTCAGTTGTATTACCATTAACTGAAATTGTTATGGCTGATAAAATGGAAGATGGACCTGTTGGTTATGTAAATGAGGCTGTTTGGGCAACATCTTTTTCTGATGAAATTGGTTATCTTGATATTGAAGCACTTTTAACTTATATGAATTTTAATACTACAGGTGGAATTTTTAACAAGGAAGATTTTATTAAAATTGGAAAACTTAAGAAATCAATTAAATTAACCTATTGGTATGAATATTTATTAAGAAGTGTATATAATGGTAAAAAGGTATATGTTGTACCAAAAGTTGGATATCAACATTTCTTGAATAGAAAGGGTTCAATTTCAGACACATATAATAATACTTTAACACCTGATGAAGCTGATTTCTGGATTGAATTAGCACAAAAAGACTACTTATTCAACAAAGAAAGAGATAAGTCACACTATCAATTTGAGCAATAAAATAATAATGCAAACATGGGGTACTTAATGTGCCCCATGCATCAACATAAGACTTGTTATACAAGTATGTCAGGAAAGTACACTTAATTGTGTAGAAATGATGCTGCTTAAGAAAAAAATCAGTAAGCACAAATGGGAAGAGGAAGAAAACCAAAAGAAAGAAAAGGTTATTTTTATGAAAAAGAAGAACAAGCAGTAATAGACTACATTAATTCAACAAATAACATTGAAAAAAACCATATTTTTAATACCATATTATTTCCTGCTTTTAGTAAAATGATTGAATCAATCATTAGAAGATATAAATTATATGTCCCTGATGAAGATTTTGACCAAACATTTAATGATACTATATCATATTTGATGACAAAAATCATGCATTATAAGCCTATTATTTATGAATATGAAGAAATTGATTCAATACCTGATGGCATAATACCTGTAATGGTTAATGAAGTTGATAAGAAAGAAATTTTTAAAAATGCCACAAGCGGTAGTCCAAAATATATTATCATAAATTCACTTGATGATATTGTACCATATGAATTAAATGAGAAGAAATATAGAGCCTTTTCATATTGTCAAACAATTTGTAAAAATTATTTAATGTTTAAGGGCATACAATATGTTAAAGGACAACAAAGAAATTTGCCATATGAATCAGATTCATTTGAAAATAATTACAAATATGCAACAGAAGAAAACAATAGTTATATTTTGGCTGAAAAATTGATAAAAAAATCATCAAATGAAATCCTAAAGATGGTTAAATCACCTAAAGAATATGATTTAAATGATAGTGAACTAAAAGTTGGTTATGCTCTTGTTGATTTGTTAAACAATTGGGACAAGTTGGTGATTGAAAATGGTAGTAATAAACTCCAAAAAAACTCAGTTCTTTATTTCTTAAGAGAAGAAACAATGATGTCAACAAAATTAGTTAGGGACAATATGAAGAAATTTAAAACATTATATTATCTATTAAAGGAAAAGGAACTTGAATAGAAAACAGGTAACAACTATTTATAAGAAAAAAGAAAATGGCAAAATATAAAGTTAAATTAAATTCAATTGAAAAAATTGAAGAACTTCTTCAAGAAATTTATGAGGAAGCATGTAGATTGATTGTACAAATACAATGTGAGATTGATAAAATACAAAATAGCACTAATTTAGGTGCTGAAAATATTACCATTGATGATAAAGCAAAGTATGCAAAAGCAATGAATGATTTCATGAATGCAAAGAAAAAAGCAATTGATAGTAAATTTGAAATTGCAAAATTTATGGGTGAACTTGCAAAGCATAGTGGTGATATTGCTAACACATTGAATGACCCTTCTTTTGTAAAAGAAACAAAGCTTAATTTGGCTGGTTTGAGAAATGCAGCATTTGAAGACACTGGTGATAATGATTTTGATTCCTATAACTTAAAGAAATAATGAACAGTGAAAGTAGAATAATTGGTCTAATAGGTGCAATACAAACACTCATAGAGAATTTCCCTATGAGTGTGCTTTCAGTTAGAGGCAAGACCTATACATCAGCAATGGATTTTATCTTAGACATTCTAAGACAAATTGGATTGGATGAAATAACATTGACTGATGAAATTATAAAACTTTTCTTTAATGTTCCTAATGCCATAGAAATATATGGAAACATGGGAACACTTGTCTATAAACCAATTAAAAAACCCACTGATGAGCAAATTAAAAATGCACAATATAGAACAAATGTTCCAACAGATGTGTCAATTGATGACCCTGATTATATTGTTGTAAATAATGTTTATTATTTTAAAACAACAAATGTGTCACATGATGTACAAAGTGAATTTGTTAATGGGCTTGAAGATTCTGTAAAAAATATTATAATGAATATTCTTACAGCAATTTTGTCTTGTTCCATTGTCCCTGAAATACCTGATTATGATTTAGATTTATCTGAACAATATAGAATTGAATTACCTTTATCATTAATTGACACTTGTAACTATCTAAACATTTGCCCAACAACAGAAATAGGACAAAATTTCTATAATGTAGACTATAATATAACACCAAACACATTGTATAAATCAAAAGATTTAAATGCTTTTATTTGGTATGTTTTAAATAGAGGAACTACTATTAACCAAACTGAAATAAATAAAATGATGTGGGATAGTAGAATGAAATCTGAAAATTATAGTGATTATAATAGAAACACACCTGAAAAATGGAATTCATGGCTTTCATCAAAAACAGGTCCAACAACCACTAATCCAAATAACATTTTATATGCTTCAGGCAAAACAAATGAATATTTTAATGCATTAGAAGATAGTGAAGGAAGAAATACTACAACACAAATTCCACTTCACCCAATAATTCAGTTTTATCCAAATAATAGTGTAACAGGTGAAAAAACTTTAAATCTTTTAATATCAAGTCAAAGTTATTGGCAACCAAACAGAACATTTAATAAAAGTATTTATGAATTCAATAAGGATTATTTGGAAAATATAAAAATTTTTTCACCAAGAGTTCTTGTTGCAAGCATGATTAATGAATTATTGAATGGCAATGTTTTAGGCTCATTAGGCTTAAGTTATAGTATTGAAGAAAATTATATTGATGCACAAATTAATGAAATTGTAAAAAGAGCATTGGAAGAGGATGATATGACAATTTCAGATTGCTATTTCACATTTTCAAATGATGAATATAATAAAATGCTTGCCAACATGGAAGTTCAAAGATATGGTGGAAAAGTATTAAATAGTGAAACAGCACCTGTAATTAAGATTGGAAAAGACTTTGGCATTGATAAATTGAATGAAATTAATTCAATGGCAACCATTAATGAAAAGATTACAACAATAACTAAAACAATATATGACATTGCAGCAATACCAGGAACAGATGCTTCAATAGAAATTAGTGATAAATTAAGTTTAGGTTACAATAATGAATGGCTTAGACAAATTTTAATGTCTATTATCAGACCAATTGTAAAATCATTACTTTCACCTAAACTTATGTTATTGTTTTTAATTGATTTTGAAATAATGGGTTTAATAAACCTTGAAGATATTAATGCAATTAAAAATATTAATGATATATTGAATATATTTTATAGGAAAATTTTTGGTGCAATGATTTCTGTTATCAGATATATTAAAGATAAGATAATTGAGTTTTTACTTAATCTTTTCTTTAAGCACATTGAGCCATTACTAATCAAATTCTTTGCTATTGTTTTAACTGAAAAACTTGATGCATGGATTGCACTATTAGCAGAGGCTGCTGCCTGTCTTCCAAGATTTAAACAGCAAAAAGTATTAACAGAAATTGATGATGTTAACTATGCTGATATAACAAAAACAAGTGATGTTCCTGAATCATCAGTAACTTGCTAAATAATATTTAAAACCCAATGAACAATGTTAACATTAGATAAAATATCAAGTGTTATAACCAATACACTTAATAAAATGAAAACACCTGCTGATATATTGCCAACAGTTCTGTTAAATTGTGTGGCAATGAGAAGACCAGGATTATCAGCAGCAAAAATTGCTGCACAAATTATAAGCAACAACAATGCTATTGGCATACCAACAGGTTTAAATCCTGATGGGACACCTAATATGATAAATGAATATACATATAACATTGTTAAGTGTGTTATTGATGCAATCCAACAAGATGGTGTTGTTCAAGTTGCAATTCCAGCAGGTTCAATCATGGTTCAAACTGAAGGTGCAAATGCTGGTGGCCCACTTGTTGGTGTTGGAACAAATGTAATAAATTCAGTAGCTAAAGGTTTAATTAGGTAATATGGAATTTAAAAATATAAAAGAATTAAGTAATGGTGAACTTGACATTTATAAATTAGAGTTATATCATCAATATGAAGCATTGAAAACAAAAATTGATAGAATGTGTGATGAACTTGACAAAATTTCATCAGAATATGATAAGGCAAAAAAAGAAATAAGAATAAGACAAAGTAAAATATATAAATAATGGCAGAAAATTTTGCATTGGTTAGATTGGCAAAAGTTTTATCAGTAAAAGACATTGCAGATGGTGATAGAATTAAAGTTAGATTGTTACCAGAAGATGCAGGAAAAGAAACTGAAGTCATTGACAATGTTTTACCTATCATACCAAAATTATTACATATAAAGCCAAAAGTTGGTGAAATGGTTTTGATTTTGACTGCACAAGCAACAGATGGTAACAGTCAAAGATATTATTTTGGTCCTGTGATTTCTCAAAAAAACCATATGTATTATGAACCATATGAAAAAGAAGCAACATCACTATACAAAGGCTCAACTGTCTCACCTGAACAAGCACAAGATATGATTCCTGAAACAAATGGTGCATTTCCTAAAGATGAAGATATTTCACTTGAAGGTAGAAAAAACACAGGAATCCAATTAACAGATGATGATGTTAGAATTAAAGCAGGTGTTAAAGTTGTAAAACCAGGAACAAATAATAGAGAAATACAATTTAATACAAAAAATCCTGCATATGTAAAACTAAAGTTTAATGATGAACAGCAACACACCAATAAAGGTAAAGAATATCAAAGTACAGCACTTGTGGTTGCTGATAAAATAAACCTGATTGGAACTGACAGTAAGCTTGTTGCAGAAAATAAAGAAATCAAAATTACAGACCCTGATGATTTGGCAACAGATGAAGCAATGAAAGCAATTATTGATAAAGCACATCAATTACCATATGGTGACATACTTGTTGATTTCTTAAAATTGATGAGAACTGCACTTTTAACACATGTACACCCATTCTCAGGAACACCACCATGTATTATTGGAACACCTTTAGAAACTGTACAGACTTATGATATGAATAAAATTTTATCAGATACAGTTAGAATATCTTAAAAAGAAAAGACCTCATGTGAGGTCTTTTTTGTTATTCATATCTTTCTGTTACATCACTTACAACTGTGAATCTTAATACCTTTTTAAAATATTTAATCTCCCTACCTAAGTTTACTTTTATGTCTACAAAATACTCATGTGGTACTAAATCTGCTGTGTAAATCAAGAAGAAATTGTTTAAGAAATTCTTATCAATAGGATGATAATCAATGACAGTTAACTCTCTGTTTCCATCTTTAATATATAATCTGTATTCAGCACTATCTATTAATTCTTTGACATCTGTTTCATATTCTTTCCTGAAATCTACTGTAATTTCTCTTACTTCACCTCTATGTAGAACTTCAGCATCATTGATTCCATATAAACTTGGTACAAAACTACTCTTATTAGATGACCTGTTTCCAACCACTAAGAAATTTGATTGTGGTTTAACTTCAAACTCTAATTCAATATCATCTATTTTTTGGCCATTTAAAGACAAATTAGACCATTTGTCATAACCAATGGTTCCATCCTCCAACTTAATCTTTTGAGGCTCAATATGGGCAAAATAGACACCTTTTTGGGCTTGTTGGACTTCAAATTCAACACCATCAATTGTACAAGTTGGAATATTGTCAAGATTTACTGGTTCACCATTTATATTTGAATAAAGATACAAATCATTTTCCCTACCAAGGCAAAAATTTTCTCTATCATCAGAAACTGTTTTACAATACTTTGCTTCAATATATGGATGGAAGAAAGTATTTGTATTATTAGTAAAGAAACCAACATATTGTGGCATTATAGTTTCCATTCTTTCAATATTAGGGGAAAACATAATACCAATACCATAATTTTCTTCACCATTTACCAAATCAATTATATATTTTGTTATATCAATACAAAGATTTTCATTCCCAAAATCAAAATGTTGTTCTCCAATAACAATAGATTGTTCATTGTTTTTGAATAAATCATACTGTTCTTTTAAAAATTCATTTGAATAAACACCACCTTCAAGAATAATTTTTCTTCTTATTGTGTTTCCTTCTTCATCTTCTTCCAAAACCCAAATATTTTTTGGTGAAATATTTAAATTAGGGTCATTTAAATCTATCTTTTCTTTATCCACTGGCCAGACATAACCATCACTACTAAAATACCAGTTTGATGGGTTATCATTAAAAGACCTATTATTATTAATCCAAAAATCAGCAACAAAATCAAAACCTCTACCTTCATCAAAATGTGCAGGTAGTTTAAATGCAATTATATCAAAAGATGCTGCTCTTTGTCTAATTTCTTTACCATTTAATAAAAGTTTTTCAAGAGGATATCCATCAACTGAAAAACAATTTGTCATTTTTAATTTTACTGATAAATTATCTAAATCAGCAAATGTTTTATCTTTAATAAGGTCAAGTATTTCATTTTCATCAAAATGAATTAATCCCCTTGTAATTACTTTTCTGCCATAATTTAATTCCATTACAGGATTAAGACCCATATTAGAATATTGGCCTTTTACAATTGTATTTACTTTATCTAAAAAAAAGTGTCTTACCATTATCTTTATACATTTATATATAAATAGTTGTAATTTAAGAACAAAATTTTTTTTTATAATAATTATTTTTATTAAGTTTTGGTTATTAATATGTTATGTATTTAGCAAATAAAATACTTTATTTTGATTGATTTTTTTCTTTCATTATAAACTATTTATTAGTAGTTGAAGGAATTTATTTTCTGGCCAGAAAAATTATATTGAAAATAATGAACTAAAACTATGTGAATGGGGAAAAAGAAAAAAGAAGTTTCAGGATTGACTGAAACTGTGTTAGAAATTGGAGTTAAACCCTTGTCTTACAGGGTTAACTTAAAGTGCAAAAACCAAAAACAGAAAGAATTGGTTAACAACATTAAGGCCAATCAAATTACAGTTGTTGAAGGTGTTTTTGGTGTTGGCAAAACATTTGTCATTAATTCTGTTGCACTTGAAATGTTAAAAAATCAAGAAGTAGAAAAAATAATTTTAATTGTTCCATCTGTTAGTAATGGTAGTATGAGTTTGGGTCATTTACCAGGCAGTCTTGATGAAAAAATCTATAATTTTGCAGTAAATGAATTAGAAAGTTTTAGAAAAATATTGCAAAAATATGGAAATGAAAATGCAGACCAAATCATAGAAGAACTGTTCAAAAAAGAAATGATACAAATTAGACCACTTGCATTTTTGAGAGGTGCATCTTTTGAAAATGCTTTTATCTGTGTGTCTGAAGCAGAACAATTTACTAAAGAAGACCTTTTTCTAATACTTACAAGATTTGAAAGTGGGAAAATGGTTATCTCAGGTGACCAATTACAAACAGATAGAAAAGAGGTTAAATCAGGAAATAGTGGATTACAACATGCAATGGAAAGATTAAATGGAATAAATGGTGTTGGAATTGTTAAGTTTTCTGAAAATGATATTGTAAGAAATGATATATTATTAGATATATATAACAAATGGAAAAACTAAATTGTTTGGCTTAAATTGCAAAATTGCAGTCACAAAGTTATGTATTAGTTTTTCAACCACCTAAAATTAGGTGGTTTTTTTAATTTTGACCCCTTGATTTTTATAAAAAATACTTTATTTTTTATAAAAAAACAAATGATATGGACAAAAAAATTACAAGTGTTATTAAATTTGACAATAATTTAAAAATAGGAACAACTGATAAAAAAAATCCAAAAGTTATTTATTTTGAATGGGGCTATTATATTAGGCCAAAAATAAAAAAAGAACAATATTTCCAAGATATTGAATCTGTGAAAAAAGAACTTGCTGATTTTTTAAAAGATTATATGAAAAATGCAACAGCATTAAAAAAAGATTATCTTTTTTTTAGTGAAATTGCTGAAGATAGAATTTTTTATAATAAAAAATCATTCTTTACTTTTCAATTACTAATGAAACCAAATGATTTTATTGTTGACCATTATGGTTTTAAAGAAATTGCAGAAGCATTTTCTGAAAGTCAAACATTAGTTAGTGACTTTAAGAAAATAATTAGAAAATATGACTTTGCAGTTTGTAAATCTAAGTCATAAACTATTTATTATTAAAATAGATACAAATGGCACAAGAATTTTATTTAATAAAAGGAGCAACATCCCCATATCTTAGGATGGAATTAATAAATGATGGTAGATATGATTATAAAAAATCATTATTTGATAATGCCTTACAAGATAGTGTTGTAACATTTTCAATGAAAAATGTTGAAACAGGTCTTTTAAAAGTAGCAAAAGCACCTGTTGATATTGTTTTAGCAAAAAGTGAAGGCTGTGAAGAAAAATATGTTCTGCAATATAAATGGAAAGAAAGAGATACCAAAGAATCAGGTGTATTTGAAGGTATGTTTGAAATAAAATTTAATGGAAACCTTTCTGAAGATGGTATTGAATACCCTAATGGTATATTAAAAGTTCCTGTGGAAGAACCACTTATAATTTATATTAGATGAAAAAAGAGAGTTAATCAACTCTCTTTTTTTTATGCCAAATCAGGATATAATCTTATTATCTTGTTTCTAATACTTTTAACCTTGTTCTCATAATTTTTATCACTTGCATACCTCATTCCAAGGTCATTAACAAATCCACCAGGGCTTAAAAGTTCATCAATTGATTTATCATTTAAATATTTTGCTTTCATTAAATTAATGTATGGTTGTATGCTATCATCCTGTGTTGGATATGTGCATGCATTTTTTCCACTATCATATGAACCAACAGACCAAACACTATTTGTTTTTCTTGCTCTATTTGTCATACCAAAACAACTTTCCAAATGTGCTTGTGCTAATAGTAATGGCAAATCAAAATTATTTTTTTGGCAAACATCAACAATTTTTTCTGGTGAAAGTTGAAGATTTTCTATTGACATATTCTGATTCTTTAATGCCTGTGCAATGTACTTTGTAACATCTTTAATCTTTTTATCTCTTAAAGTATCTACTTGCTGTTCCACACCAACCTCATGTTTAATGTAATTTTTATATTTTTCATTAAGCTCCAAGCCATCAATTGCAAATGCAATAACACTTGCAGCAATACCAGCAGCAAGTGCTGCTTTATATCTTTTTATTAGAGATTTTATATCAAATCCTTCAGTCAGTGTTTCACCTGTTATTTCTTGTAAGATTGAATATTCCTTTATGAAATCAAACTGACTTTCATTAACAATGAATTTCATATTAATTAATCAAAAATTCCAATAATTTCAAAAAGATTATTTATATCTTCAACAAGGCTTTCTTTTGAATATGTCTTTGATTTTATTTGTTCAAAAATTGCAGAAACTTTTTTAGCTGAAGCACTATCACCACTATTCTCAAATTCATCCTTTTTCTTCAACATTTTTGATTCACATATTTCCTTATATTTGTTGAAGATTTCTTCAGGATTATTTGATTTACCAAGTTCCATTACAATTTGTTTTTCATCTTCATTTAAAATATTAGCATATTTTTCATTGAATTCTTTAACTAAATTTTCAGCAAAACCATCAATGTTTTTTGAAGGTGCAAATGAAACAATATTTTCTCTTTTATTAATATCCTCTCTTAAAACTTTAATAGCAGCACTAAATTCAGCCAAATTTCTTGCAGATTTTTTGTTTTCAACAATGTATTCAATTGCTGAGTCAAGTTCTGTATTCTCTTCAGCTAAATGTGCATCAGCACTTTCTCCTAAATACTTATAAGCACTTGCAAGAACTTCTCCTAATTTCTTAACATCTTCTTTAAGTGTTTTTGCAATAACCTTGTTTTCTGCAAAATTATTTACAAAATAATCAATATCAGAATTTGTACCAGCCTTTCTAATACTTTCATATATGTCATGTAAGGTACTTAAATTCTTTGAAGACTTAATTGTATTTACATATTTAGCAATAATTGATTTTCCTTTAGTTGTTTCAATTAATAAACCAGATACACCTTCAAAAGATTCTTTAATATACCCAAATGATTTATTGGATATTTCTTCAGCCTTTTCATTTATCATTATTTCATGAAGCCTCTCCATAAAACTATTATTAATGTCTTCTTGAAGTTGCTTAAGTTCAGCACTGTTGTTTATCTTATTTAAATTTATATTGTATGTTCTCATAATCATATTTTTTTAATAAATAGTTTTGTTAAATGATTTGTTCAGTGTCACCATCTAATTCATTGTAAAAATCTGTTTCAGTATAACCACTTTCCTTGTTTTCATCATCTGATGAATCACTATCTTCAACTTCTTCACTAATTATGTTTTTATCTGAATCATCAAGCAAATTATCAATCTTGTCAAAAATATTACCAACAACCTCATTTATAAAAACATTCTTGCTTTCAAAATCAAAAGGCTCTTCAACATAATCTGGTGATTCCTTGATACATTTATTCAATAAATCAAAATATTGTTCAGTAAATGTTTTAACTTCATTAATTACAGGCTTTTTCTTTTTCCTTGATTCCATTGGACCACCATTATCTGCTTCAGGTGCTTCTGACATGTCCATTGTGTCCTCAGTTCCACCCATGTCACCCATGTCTTCAGAACCAGCACTTCCAAGTGAATCCATATTAAGTGAACCACCTCCAATGTCAGGACTACCACCAGGGCCACCACCCATGTCCCCCATTTCATCATTACTTTGTGCTTGTTGCTGACCACCATTCAATGCATCATAATCACCATATACTCTATCTACATCATCAAACACACCTGTTTTCTTAATTATGCTTGCTGTGTTTTCAAGTTCAGCAGCCATTGCCTTCTCCAACCTGATTTCTAATAACATGTCTTTGATTTCTTCATCTGTCATCTTCATGATTTTTTTCAATACCAAATGAAGTGACATTAATGGCATACCAATACCAGGGTCTGCTAAAGCAGCAGTTGCTGTTCCAATTCTCTTTGTAATGTCTTCAAGTTCAAGTGCTTCAATTTGTGCTGATGGATTGTTTAATGATAAACTGAAATTCATTAATTCATCATCAAGCCCAAGAAAATGAAGGTGAACCATTGCAACTTTATTTAATTCCATTAATAGATATTGTTGAATAGTGTTTATCATTCTGGAAAACCTTACATCCAATAATGATAAATTCTGACCCTTTCCTTGTGCCTCTTGGAAATTTAAGAAAGTTTTAGGTACTCTTAAAGCAGCAAATATTTTGTTCTGCATATAATTAATATCATCCATTTGAGTTGGATTTTGTGCAGATGGCAAATTCTCAATTGGTGTAGGTGCAGAAGGGTCTCTGACTGGAATAAAATAATCAGTTGAAACATCCATGAAGTTCTTTCTTAAATCAACTTGACCTGTTTGTGGGTCAATAACAGGTGTTCTCTTAAACTGATTAGCAAATTCTTGAATAAATGCAGGAACATCTTGGTCATCAATTGCACCAACATAAACCTTAAACACCCTTCTTTCAATACTCTTATCCAATCTGTAAATCAACATGGCATCTTCCATCATAGACCACATTCTCCATGCCCTTCTTGCTTTATGCAAATGACTTACACCATATGGTAAAAATAAACTGTCTTTTAATAATCTAAAATGTGCAACCTGCCAATCTTTATATGGTGTTGCTTCATTATGACCAACCCAAACAAATCTTGTTTCATCTGGCTTTAAATCTTGAATTTGATTTGGTAATACACCTGAATACATTGAAGTATATCCATTTTCAACTCTGTCCATTTCATAAACAGGTAACTGCTTCCAACCTAAAACACCATTTTTTTGGTCAATATTTAATAACATGAATTGATTACCATATTTTGCCATTGCTCTTGCAATCATAGGTAATGTAATATGTATGTTTAACCTGTTTACAAATAAATCTTCAAGTATTGACTTAACTCTTCTTGACTTTGATTTGATGGATAACATGACATTATCACTATTGAAATTACATGCTTCCTCTGATATAATGTCAAGTGCTGCCCCAATTTCAGGTGTTGCATCCATTAAATCAGCATCCCTGTACATTAACTTCACAGCAGTATAACCAGCAAGACTTTCCATTGCATTATCTGCTCCTGCTTTAGCCCACTGATATGATAATAATTTCTGTTGCTTTAACTGAGTTAATTTTCTTTCATATGCTTCCTTGTCAGTTGTTGTATATAATACCCTTTCACTTGCAGCAGGAAGTCCTGTTGCTGGTGTTCTTGTAATATCAGGTGAAACACTGCTTCCAAATAATGTATTTCCAACCCTTTGAAATATTGTTTGTCTTTTATCTGCCATATATTTTTATTTCTAATAAAATAAGTTATAGCAACTTAAATGTAAATGTTTATTAACTACTTTCCTTCTTTCCAACAATCAAAACAACCCTTTCCTAATAAATGGTCATATACTGATTGATAAAATAAACCATGTTTAGGACAATAAATTGGAATGTTGTTAAATGGTTCTATATTTGTATCTGGTACACTTCTATAATCATATGTGTTACCATATATTTCAGTTGCTCTCTCAACAAATTCTTTCTTTGTCATAATTAAATTACATATATATTAAGAGGTGTGTGCTTTTGAATACTCAATGTAGCCTCTATTAATTCTGCTTGTTCTTTCATTAAATTAACAGGTCTCATCTTATCAAGCCTATCAACAAGTGCTTTCATTGCTTCATCCCACTCTTCCTTTCCTTGTTGATTTAAAAGTTGATAATCCATTGTCATTTCTGCTTGTGGAATGTTTACCTTTCCACTAAATTTACCTCTAATTAAGGCTAAGGTCTGTTTTGCCCTTGCAACTAATAATTGTCTTATTGTTGCCTTTGTTGGGTCATTTAAAAATGCATAATCAATATTTGCTAACTTAATTTGGTCTGGTGTTAAAATTACATTTCCAGCATTTGCCCTTGCACACTCATCTGCTTCCTCAGCACTCTTTGTATCATAATATGTGTACCAAACTTCACAACCAACTAAACCAAGTCCACCACCAACACCACCAATGTATCCAAAAGATAATTTACTACCAGGTGTTGACATTAAATGAATTAAATGTGTACCATTTGGACCTGCTGTAACTTTATAAACCAAGTCACTTCTCAATAATCTGTTTTTGTATTGTAAATCTGTTGCAAGATATGCAACATCAGCAGCAGGTGCTGTGTAAAAACCACCAACAGGCCCATATGCTCCACCACCTAATTGACCAAATCCACCAGCAAACCCAATGTCAATACCACCATAATTAGCAAATAATGCTGCTTGTGATACAGGTGGATTTACATACATAACCTTGTTAATTGTCCTTCCAGCTGGCACAACATAAACTTGCTTACCTTTTTCAATTGTGAAAAAATCTTTCTTTAATTCCCATGGACCTTCTTGCTGTAAACCAACTTGCTTTGAAAACCAATATGAATAATCCTTACTCATGTCCAAAGACCTTGTTGATAATGCAAATGCCATATCAAGATTTGTTACATTCTTTCCATATAATGATACCCACTGGCTTTGTATTAACCAATTGTTGACCTTCTCTGAATAATCCTCAATACAAGATTCAAGTAAATCACAAAGCTGCTCATCAGTTAATTCAACACTGACAACAGGTGCACCCAACATGCTCCTGACTCTCTTAAATAATGCCCTTACTTCATCTGTTACCTTTGTCATAACATAAACATATTTTTATATAAATAGTTGAATAAACTATTAAAAATTATTTTATCAACCACCTATAAGCATCAATAACTGTGTTGCCTACCTTATCTATTGTGTGATTACTGTATATTGGCATATATGTTTTTGTTGGCTCTGCTGATATTGTTCTGTTGCTTTGCTTCTGTGGCATGCTTGCCTGTATTTTTTTTGCACTGTTAATCCATGCCATTAAAAATGATGCATCTTTCTCTCTTGCAACTTGTAAATTATTAAAATGAAACTTGTAAACAAACATACCCATACCTAAACATGTCAATGTATCATCATGACAACCATCTTGATGGTCTTGCCTACCATTCTTGAATATCCATGTGTCCAACTCACCAATAACTCTCTTACTTCTAATCCTAATTGCATTTGTCTTAATGTCATTGGCAAAAAATGATAACATTTGAAATCTAACTGAACTGTTGTGAAAACCTGGTAATTTTCCATCATTTGTCAATTGTATTGTGGATGCATCTCTCTGTATAGTAAATGTTTTTAATGTTGGGTCATCATAAAATAAATTCTTGTAACCTAGCCTCATCATGGCTAATACTGTTGCATCACCATAACCACCAATACACTCAACAATGGCAAAGGCTTCATTATACCACATACCATACCAATATGCAATCTCACCTAAATTGTCACCAGTAATCTTTCCATTGTATTCCAATACTTGCTCAATACATGGTAAACCATTTTCATCAATGGCATCAATGTCAAGAATTTCAATAGCAGACCTATCATCACTGTCACCTCTACTTGCATCAATTGGCATAATGTACCTGTGACCAGGAATTGGTTTCTTCCAAACCCATGTATCTTCAAGATGAAACATATCATCATCCTCTGATTTTGATAATGGTGTTCTTACATTCAATGTCTCCTGCATCTCAATAAACTCTGGCTCCACAACATTTGATGCTGAACCTAAAAATGAAACATCCAATTCCTGTGCAATCTTTTGTTCATCATTGTTAAATTGCTGACACATCTTTGTATACCATGGTGACCTTGGTTTCCATCCATCTTTGACCATCTCAGACCAATGCTCATTGTCCCATTTTATATTACCATCCTTGTCAATCAAAGGCTCCTTGAATACCTCTATTTCACCTGTTTCTTTGTTCTTCTTTGTCCATTCAAGATGCTTGTTATATCTTGGGTCTTGATACCACTTTAATTCAACTAATTCAAAATTGTTCCAATCACTTGTACCCTTTAATGCAGCCCTTCTACATGTTTCATAATAAAGTTGGTCCTTACCATTAGGTGTTGAAATCATAATAGTATGACCACCTGTTGAAATTGTAGGAACTGCTGATGCATAAACATCTTTACCATTTTCAATGAAAGCAGCCTCATCAAGTACCAACCATGTAACACCACCAACACCTCTTGATGCATCAGGCCCTGATGACCTTGCAACAACCTTACAACCATTTTTTAATCTCAATTCTTTGTTGTTACATACATCAAATATGATGTTTTTGTTATCAGGTGCTTTTAATATATCATATCCTTTGTCAAAATATTCATCACCCCACATCCATAAAGGAAATTGTAGCAAAAAGTCTCTTACTTTAAAAAGAAATTGCTGTGCCAAATCCAATGTGTTACCAATACAAAGTACTGTTTGTGGCATATCCTTATCAGCAAGGCACATCTCACATGAAATAAATGCACTTGCTGTTGTTGTAATACCAGCCTGTCTCGGCTTGGTGCAAACAACATTATGACCACCTGAAAATGCTTCACATAGTTTAATTTGTCTTGGGTATAACTTGAAATTTACCTCTTTACCTTGTGTGGCATCATAGGTTTTAAGATAATTTTCTATCATATATACCCTTGTTTTATTTCTAAAACATTTAATATACTCACTTTGTAAATACCTAATGTCTATCATAACTTGAAATACTTTTAATATTCTTTATTAATTCCTCTTCATTAGTATAAATTTTACTTAAATATTCATTAGGGATTTCTTTAGTTTTTTCATATGTAAAATATAATAATATTATATTGTTTTTGACACATAAATTATACTTCCTTTTATCCCTTTCACAAACATCAATATATCCTTTTATTCCTCCAAATTTTGAAATTGGTTTAAAATGTTGTCTTCCTTGGTATTCAATTCCAATATTATAATCAGGCAAAAAAATATCTATTGATTGTGGTTTTCCATTTGTTTTTAAAAAATCAGGTTTGTATTGTGAAATAACATTACTAAAACTTTTTTTCATTATTTCATAAAGTTTTTTCTCTGAAACATCATTTCTTCCACATATTGGGCAACCACTACCAGCAATGTGATGATGTGGTGTTTGCCAAAATTCCCCATGTTCTGGGCAAATAATACATACTTTTGTCTCATTGTTTACATATTCTACTTTACTGTAGTCATATTTGTTTCCATGTATTTTTATTGCTTTTTTCACAAAATCTTCTGTTGATAAACCTTGTTTTTCCCTAATTTTTTTTGTTGAATTAATATATCTACAAACAGGACAACCTTGCCCTCTTCTCATATGACAATCAGGTGTTTGCCAAAATTCTCCATGTTCTGGACAAATAATGCATACCTTTGTTTTATTGTTTATATATTCAACTTTTGAATAATCATATTTATTTTTGTGCAATTTAACAGACCTTTCAATAAATTCTTCAAGATTTAATTTTTGTGGCATATTAATAAGTCTTAGTTTAATTGTTATTATATTAATAAATATTTTAAATAGTATATTTTTTGAAAAAATCAGATTTTTTTATATATTTGTATGAAATATTTTAGATAATTAATAATATTTATATAAAAACATGTCTTTATATATGAAAACACAACTTAATGAAACAATTAATCTTATGAATAGAATGAACTTGTTTGAAGGTACATCACCAAGACAACAAGTTTCAAGAGATGAAATTATTGATATTCTTAATCAACAAGATGATAGTGCTGGTGGTACTTTTGTTTCCTTTGTTTATGTAAAACCACAAAGTTTTTATGTAACAAGAAAAAATTGGAGAACTGATGATGTTAACAATGTACTTTCAAAATATGGTGAAGAAGGTAATGAACACTGGTATCCTTATGTCAAAAAATTTAATGATGATGCAACACAGAAAAAATTAAATGGCATTGATGGCATTATTGTTACTACAAGATATAATGTCCACTGGACAACCCCTGAATCATATAAAAAAGCATATTCAGACTACTCTGAAAAATTACATGCTCTTAGAATGAGAAATGGTATTGGCCTTGATTCTGATGGTATGCTTGGTGATAACCATAACCAAAGACAAACAAGTGACTATGGCCCACAATTTAACCAAACAGGAAATCTTTCAAAAGATTTTAATCTTGCATCAATGACAACAAAACCAAAATCAACTTGTTATGTTGTTGGTAATGATGGACTTATTAAAGGTGAAATTCCTGATGAAATGATTAAAGCAATGAATAAGCCATATACACCACAAGGCCCTGAAAAAGCAGTTGCTGATGTATTATCTGGTGAAGCACTTGAAGCCTATATGAAAGCAAAAGCAGAACTTGATAAAACATTTAATGGCAAAAATTTCCTATATGATAAAATCCTTTCAATTGTTGCAACAGTTAATGGAACATCATATTATTATATCAATGATGCAATTAAATCAGAAATTAGGAAAAACTCTGAAATAACTGTTAATCCACAAGAACTTGTTAAAATTGCACAAGAACAATTATCAAATTCGTTCAAGGAAATTGCTGATTATGACCCAGCAAAAAGATAATATCTAATTTTTAAAATAACCTAATGGCAATAACTTGTTTTATTGCCATTTTTTTTATATTTTTACAAAAAAAAATATATAATATGGGAAAAACATATAAAGAACTTCAACAAGAATTTGATAGACTATTAAAAATAGTCCAAGATAAAGAAGATGATTGTGCTAAAAAAGGTATGCCATTTGAAGATATGATTCAACAAACATCAATGGAAAGAAATAACCTTATTGATATTTCACAACAAATGAGACTAATCCAAGAACCAGTACTTGAATTTGGTAAAACTTGGAAAGGTGATATAATCCCTTTTGATAATTTTAAACAAATGTGCCAAAATAAAACAATTGTTGATTCTGATGGCTATGGATATTATGCAACTGAAACTGCTAAAAGCAATATTGAAATCTATCCATCTGATATTATTGAAAATAAATATAGAACAGACTTTTCTCATGTAATATGGTTTAACAAATAATGTAATTGATATGTTTAAAATTAATGAAGAAATAAATGGAGGATGGCCAATATATGCACTTACTCTTAAAGAAATCCTAACACAACTTGGCTTTGAAATAAATAAAACCAATGATATTATATATCTGAATTTAAATGAAACTAATAATAAACTTCTTGACTCATATCCAATACTACTTGAAGATGATGGAATGGGTTATGGTATTAACCCACAGTTCATTACTCTTGTGGATAAAGAAATATATGAAGATGAATGTACTAATAGTAAATTGAATGTATTTAATTTGTGGAAAGAAAAATATTCTAATACAAATGAAAATGATAAAGAGACTGATTAACTCAGTCTCTTTTTCTTTCCCATACATATTTTATTAATCCACAATCCCATATTCTATCATATCCTAATTCTTTTGCCATTTCAGTTTCTGTCATTGTTAATGGAAAACCAAATTTTTTATGCAATTTTTTCTTATTTAAAAGCATCTTGTGTATTCTTTTATATTTGTTATTGTCTTTTGTCTTATCACTATAATATTTATAATCAGGTGGATTAAATCTATCAAATTTAAAACCTAACTTAGTATAAAGATTTTCAGTACTATTAATTGTCCATCTTCTATCAGCAAATGATACTATTTTGTTTGGTTTAAATTCTTTTACAAAATAACCAAACAACTTTCCACCAATTCCTTGGCAAATATAATTATAATTACTTGCAAATCTTGAAAGTTCCCAACAAGCATTTCTCATTGAGCCATTTTTAAATGTCATAACAGCCACTAATTCATCATTATAATAAGCACCTAAATAAATACTTGATGCAACATATCCTTGTATGTGGTATTTTTCAAGAAAATCCTTTGCATCTGACATTCTTATTTGCTTTATTTCACACTTTCTACCCATAATTTTTGGTTTGTTATTATCAAGATGTAAAATGTGACTTAATTTATTAAATACAATATCTTTATGAAAAAAATATTCATCTTCAAAAATGTGAATAAGGCCATATCCATGTTTATTACAAATTTCTGTCTTTTCTAAATGATACCTGTGTGATTTTTTACCAAACCATTCTGTATGCCACTTAAGTCCATCAAACTCAATACCAATTTTTAAATCAGGAATTAAAATATCTATTTCCTTACCTTCAAGAATTTGTCTATTGGTTTCAAATTTTATGTTATTATTAGTTAAAAATTCTTGTATTTCTTTTTCATATTTAGAAACAAATCTATGTTTGTTGGTTGTTAAATTAACAAGTTTTTGTGCATCTAATGTTTGTTTATACATGTTTTCTGACATTAATTGCACTTCAGGATATTTTTCTTTTAATTCAGAAAGACTAATGCCATGTGTTTTAATATGTGATAAAGTTAATTTTTCATATTTCTCACCACAAATAGGGCATTGAACAAAATTACTATTATTTTCTAACAATAATCCCCTTTCAATATGTTTTTTATATTTCTTAAAATAAAAAATATCATCAGGAAATTCTTTAATATAGTCAGCAAGTGATTTATTGTGTACCTCTTTTAAATGTACTTCAAATGCACCACTCTTATTTTCTATATCAACAGTTTCCCAATCACAATAAGGACACTTTTTTACTTCTTTTTTTTCTCTTTTTTCAACATCAAACCACTGTTCCCACCAATAATTACCTGTTGTTTGATAATAAATCCTTCTGTCATATAAACTTGGTATTTCTATCTTTAGTTTTTCCCTAATATGGCTTGTTAGATGACCCCCATCATTATTACAATCAACATATTCAGTACCATCAATTTTAGATTTAGCAACATAATAATAACTATCTGTATTTATATACT